TAAAATAATTCGTCGCGGATAAGGTGAAAATCAGGCGGAGGATATATGGCAAAGCGCAGTAAGGCAATTGCACCCACTGAAATAGTCACAAAAGAGACAGCGCTTACTGAAGTTAAAAAAGGCAGAGGCAAGCCGCGCAAAATTATCGACGAGAAGATGCTCTACAAATTAGGACAGTCGATGCTCACCGTTGAAGATATAGCCGATATACTGGGCTGTTCTGTTGATGTCATAGGGCGCCATTATAGCGGAGTTTTGCGTGATGCTAGAGCAAACCGCAAAAATAGCCTTTCGCAGTCAATGTGGAAGAACGCCCTCGATAAAGAAAACGTGCAGATGCAGATATGGCTAAGTAAACAGCATCTAGGCCATAAGGAATCGTCTGCCGAACAGGCTCAACAAGTTAACTTCAATGTAATAGTAAACGAGATACCAAAATGAACATCAAAAGCTTCTTGATTACGATGTCCATCTTCATTGGGCTGGGGCTCATTTATATGACGGGCTTTTTACATGGGATGATTTACCAAGCGAACCAATGCTTTTAATGAATATGAAAGAGTTTATGTTAACGATTGCATTGATGGCCCTTATTTCATATAGCGCTATGTTGCTTGTGTTATTCGCGATGAAACTGATCCTAAGGAGTTAAGAGATATGGCTGAGGGAAATAGCGATTATAAATTCTCCTTATGGTGTTTTGGTGACGTGTGGGACGAGTTTCTCCTTGGGCAGAAAGACGCTATTGACTTGATGCAAGCGTGGAACCATCGACATGGTGACTTGTTGTTGTTGCATGAGCACGATTGCGTATCGAAGTCCATGGATAAGATGAAAGAGTTATGGAAACAGCGAAACAAGAATAAAAAGAAGCGAATCGACGATGTCGCGCTTCCTAAAGACTTTGGAGTTATACGATGAGTTTAATCGGGATAGTAGAAGATTACAAAAAGAACTCGAATGAAATCATTGATCGCAAGGCATTTAAAGCCGCACTCGACACTTATCACGGCGAGATAGATTTATTATATGAGATATACCTCGCCCAGGCAAGTTGCAACCGCGCGCTTGATCTGATGTTCGACGTATCGCATCGCTTGGAAGATGTCGAAGACTTGGTGTGCTTTGAAGAAGATGGCGAGGCTAACGATGATTGATAATGACTGGGTTTTAATTGATCAAGTGCCGCCACCACATGCACAGATCGTTTACTACGGCCCCGAAGACAAGTACATCTGGGCGATAGGACGCGACTACGCCAGAGTCAAAGCCGAGTATCCAGAGTGCACGCACTGGCGTGTTGTGTTTTCACCACCTATGTCGCGAGTCCAAATCAATGCCTTCCCACGAGGATAACATGCGCCCTATCGATTATGCCAATGATGAAAGATTCACGGTGCCTTACATCGAAAGGGAAGCGGCGCTGATACTTTTAACGTTAAGCAAGCGCTGTGCCAACAGATTCGGGCGCAGTTCCTTTGTGCGCACCGAGTTAGACAAGCGCATCCTGCATCGGTGGGGCATTGATTAGTGCCCGTTTAGTTCAACGGTAGAACGATAGATTTGTAATCTGTAGGCGTAGGTTCAATTCCTTCAATGGGCACCATTTTCGTAACGTTAGGTAAAAGCAAGAGGTTCAATGAGTTATTTCCAGTTGTCTTACTCAAGTCCAGGTAAAAAGAGGGCGACGCAGCGCATGCAAATATTCGAGAAGGTGTTGACGCTTGGCGATGCTACATATGATGAGTTGCAAGTATGCATGGGAATGTTGCCTCAAGCAGTGTCGGCTCGCATCAACGAGCTAGTAAATAAAAAGCGCCTTATTTGGACGGGCAAGACGCGCTTAACTAGATATAAACGACCAGCAAGGGTGTATAGAGTTAATGACTTGCCCTTCTAACACTACCATCACACTTCCTCATCAATATAAATGTCGCCCTTATCAAGAAGCTTTCTGGCGCGCAGCGCAAAAGGGCTATAAGCGCATGGTTTTGGTCTGGCATAGACGCGCTGGAAAGGAGAAGACGTGCTGGAACTACCTCATAATGCAAGCTGTGCGAAAGGTGGGCATCTATTACTACTTCTTTCCCCACTTCAGCCAAGGACGCAAGATTCTTTGGGACGGGGTTGATAAGGCTGGATTCCGCTTTCTGGACCACATTCCTAAGGACATCATTGAGGGGCAGCCCAATTCCACGGAGATGAAGATTCGCCTTAAGAATGGGTCGTTAATTCAAGTCATCGGTACCAACAACGTCGATTCAATCGTGGGAACCAACCCAATTGGTTGTGTTTTCACTGAATATAGCCTGCAAGACCCCAAGGCCTGGTCTCTTATACGGCCAATTCTCGTTGAGAATGGTGGATGGGCGGTGTTTAACTTTACTCCCAGGGGCGCCAATCATGGCAAAGAGCTGTTCGACATGGCCAAGAATAATCCGAATTGGCATTGTGAACTGCTGACTGCCAGAGACACTGGCATTATCTCAGAAGCCGACATTCAGGCTGAACGAGATGCGGGAATGAGTGAAGATTTTATTCAGCAAGAATTCTTCTGTTCCTTTACATTGGGCGTGGAAGGCGCTTACTACGCCAAATACATACAAGAGGCTAAGGATGAAGACCGAATCGGCAACGTTCCATGGAATAAGCAATCTCGTGTTTACACAGCTTGGGATATTGGGTATGGGGACTCAACAGCAATCATCTTTTACCAGGTCTCCGGACAGGAAATTCACATCATCGATTATTACGAAAACCACGGAGAAGGCCTGCCGCATTATGCTGGAGTGTTGCAAACCAAGCCATACGTTTATGCGAGTCACTTTGCCCCCCACGATATTGAAAGCCATTCCTTCTCTTCCGGCTTGTCCGCCCAAGAAGTTGGCGCGGAGCTTGGCATTCGGTTTACCACGCTTCCCACTCTCAAATTGCGTCTGGAGGACGGGATTGAAGCTGTCCGCGGTCTATTCCCGCGCCTTTGGATGGATGCTGAGAAATGCAAAGGACTCATTAAATGCCTCGAGAACTACAGAAAAGAGTTCGACGACCGACTAGAGGTATATAAGAACAGGCCCCTTCACGACAAATATAGCCATGGCGCGGACGCTGCACGCTATATGGCGCTTGCAGTAAAAAAATTCATTGATTCTGGCAAGGCCAGCGGCACGATTGACGATTCACAAAGCGAGAAGTGGTTCAAACAATTTAATCCGGTGTTCGAATGATGTACCAAATACGCACCTTTTTTCCTCTATGCTGCTCAAAGAATTACTGCGATACTCGCGCCCTAGCACAACAGCACTTGGCCAATGTTGTGAAAGCAACTAATGAGCTGCGCGAAGGAATGGACGAAGATGAATGTCTTCGCTATGGCTGGAACCATCCAGTAACGCCAACTGAAATAGGGATTGGCGCTGAGATGATTGAAATCGACGAGACGAAGTTTCTCAATTGGGAAAAGTACTTTGGGGCCGAGCAGGACATTACCGCTCCGCTGTTGCGAATAGAAAAAGATAAAAAGGTGTTCCCCAAAATGAAATTGAATGAAAGGGCGTAGCCATAGATAATTAGGTAAACAACTGAGGCGTTATGCCGACAAGCCCATTTCAGAGGCCAAATGACACATCCACTGGTGGAGCTGGTGGTGGTGGCTGCGGCGGTTATTCTGGCGGTTCTGGCCGGGTAAGCGTGCCCATCCCTCCTCAATCAAGGCCATTTCCATGGCCACTTCCCTATTCAGCAACGCAAGGCGGCACAGGTTCGATGCCAGGCGGCAGGACAATTACCACGCCAGCGCCCCCTTACTATGGCCCATTCCAGCCGTACTGGCCATATGGTGTGCCAGATCAATATTATCGGGGCCTCTTAACTAATCCGGTGCGCTTATGATAGAGGTTAAGCGCGAATCGAAAGAAGACGTAATGCCAATTGGCGCTGTACTCGGCACGATGGAGTTTGTCCCGCACTATGTGCTATATGATATTTATGAAAGTGAAGTGGAATTCGTCGAGATATGGGTTCCGATGAAGGAGGCGAAAGATGGCTAAAGGCACCGTATCAACACCAAGGCCACCTTCGCCTGTACCGAGGTCTCCGATGAGTCCAATCGGCGTTCAAAGTCCTTATGTTCCATTTCCGCGCATTCCATATCCAAGTGGCCAAGTTCCCCCAGTCCAGAATACAACACCAGGTACACCATGAGATTATTATTTAGCAGTCTATTAGCATTGTTGCTAAGCGCTTGCACCATCTCGATTACAATGGTTCATACAAGCGGCGTGGCATCAGATGTGGTGGACGAAGAGCAGACGCCAACAAATGATGTGGCGCCTAGTTTGACTGTGCCCGCATCGCTGGTGTCTTAATGTAACAAAAGCTCCCAGATTGGAGTAGTTGTTGTTGGACGATTACTTCTTCTCTCTTATGGGCATCCCCATCATTGACAGGATTGTTTCAATTACAGCAATTCTCGTTTCCACAACTGCCACGCGCGCTTCCACTCCACTTATTTTTTTATCCAAGTCCTTCATTTGATAAATCAACCATCCGAAGCCAGCGCCCATCATGCTGATGATGGACCAAAATTGCCCATTCTCCATTGTTTCCCTCATTTAAGCCACGACTATGCGCGCTTTGCAGTTAATTGTCACTTTGTTTTGGTGTAAAATTTAAACTTTAGAC